TGGCGAAAGCCATCATGAAGCAAAGACTAGTTTCCTAGCTTTGGTTCGTATTACTTATTTTGTAATGAAGTAGGTATATGAGCCTCTGTTAGCTCTAAGCAAGTGGTTGATTCCACCGCCAAGATGAAGTTTAAGGAAGTTTCCCAAAATGGGAGACAACAAGGATCCTTTTACCTTGTCTGTTCAAGTTGAACCGGTAACACATGTACCTTTTTAGGTATGTGCGGAAATCAAATGAGGCATCTTAGAAGCGTCGATACCACATTGGTTTCGCCTGAAAATAGTAATTCGGGTGACAAAATAGAACTTAATAGACTGAGTCTATATTGAAATCGGTCAGTAGGAATTGAAAGATGAAGAAATTCATTAATTAATAATCCCTGATCGAGGGGACCATGCGATTCGAACGTTGTCTAAGACAACCTCGAGTGTGAGAACACTGCTTCCAAAGCGACCTGCGGACCACATAACCTTAAAGGTTATCGTGGAAACCGAAGTGGTGGCCAATCCTCTACATGAGGAGCGGTCTTATCTATTAATAAAGATTAATAACATAAGAAATGAACCAAAAGTTTAACAAACTAGAGGCGCATTCCATCTGGTCTAGTGCTGTAAAAAGCGCTAAGCGATTAGTGGGGCGACTAGTAATAGTCGCTCCGCTTCTCGCCGGTTCTCGTTCTCTTGGTTGGGTTAAAGCCACGTTTGTCTTCGTGCGTACGGTATTTGTGATAATCCGGCACCAGGGCTATAAAGGAGCGGCTATGCGATTGAAAAGCGAGAAACTTCTCCTAGAGAAATATCTTGCTCAAGATCAAGTAGCTGCAACTCAAGCCATTGGACCGGCGGTATCTCGTACTCGATCAGGAATCCCGAGATCGATTCCGGCTCATCACCGAAAACGAATTAAAAGTGGGGATCGGGGTGCTATCAGATTATGGTTAGGGCTCTTTACTTTGTATAGAGTTCTACCGTTTGAAGGTAAAACCTCGGTCTCAACAATTATAACTCCTGGAGTGGAGTTGCGAAGTGGTCTCGTCAAAGATTGGAGCGCCTTTTGCTGGGCGTTTCGAACAGAGATTGGGATTTATTTCAACGTTCCTTCATTGCCGGAAGGGAAGACCCCTAAAGGGTCAACTTTCTTTCCGTCATTGAAAGCTGTGATGGTCCCGTTATTGAAATCGGGCCCAAACACGGCCTGGGCCTGGTCTGCGGGTGATCCGGACAACTGTTTTAACAGTGCCCGTTTCTTTGTGGATCTCGCCATTTGGCGAGTCCAAACGCAGACTTGGCGTAAGGTAATTGAAATCTGTCAATTGATGGGTTCCGATTATTTAGTCCGTGGAGACCATAGTACCCTAGTGTATAACCTTAGTACATCTGAGGGCCTTGGAGATATTCAGGGTCCGGCTGGTCAACCTTGGACAGTTAAAAATAAGACGTATCAAGATAAGAACGCAGAGGCTATTAAGGCTCCTGGATCAGGACCCGTGCTTGGCCGGCTAGCGACAAAGTCGGAGCCCGGTAAAGTGCGAGTGTTCGCGATGGTTGATAGCTTCACGCAGTGGGTGTTGCGTCCGCTCCACCTGTATCTGTTTAAGTCGGTCTTGAAGAGGATCCCACAAGATGGTTTATACGATCAAATAGCACCTGCTAAATTATTAGTAAGGACTATGCGAGAGCGTAAATTGTCTAAAGTGTGGTCTTTCGATTTATCGGCGGCGACAGATAGACTGCCTGTATCGCTACAGGAGTATCTCCTGAGTGCGTTGACATCACTCAAGTTGGGGCGCTTGTGGTGTTGGTTTATGACGGCT